CATGGCGAAATGTTACGAAATCAATTAAAAATGGTGTACAACCACAATGGACGGCAGCAGTACTACGCAGAAAAAGTAAAGCATTTGAGTATCATAATCAGATAGTAAACTTGTTAAATAAAAAATTTACGCAAAAAAAAATTGCCGAGGCATTAGGAATATCTCACGGCACAGTTTATTCATCGTTGAAACAATACGGAAGGGAGTTTATTTAAGATGAAAACAAGAACAATAATTGAAAGACCATTGTATAGTTATTATACGAATTGCGAGAGTGTAGAACTGTATAGGAAAGATTTCGACACTATCGAAGTCGGTGACAGATTTACAGCGGAAGCGTGGGACAGAGATGTGAACGCTACTGAGCGAACGTATGTCACAGTAACGTGTATTTACCACGACCAAGATGGTGTATTGTTGCGTGAACACAGTAGAACCGTCTATTATGACGGCTCGTATGAGGATGAAGAAACAGTAGAGCTTGTATGGGTCGAATTGAAAGGGGAAAAAGAAAATGCATAATGAATTAAAGCCGTGTCCATTCTGTGGGAGCACAGAAGTAGTATTTCTTGACGGCGGTGTATACGACAAAATGCGATTTCAAATTGAGTGTCAAAATTGCGGTGCGACAGTAGGTTTTATTAACAAAAGTAGGTCAGATGATGAACTCGGAGAAGCGTGGAATACACGTTCGGCGACAGAAAGAAAATCAAAGACTATGACGCTTGATGAAGCAATAGAATATTGCGAAGAAGTTGCAACTAAAAATTGTTTAGAGTATGTAGAAGAACACCAACAGCTTGCAAATTGGTTACATACACTGAAGTATTTGAAAGAAAATGCGGTTATGCCGATACATAAAAAGCAAGATTGGTTGGGGATAGCAAATTATTACGGAAAAAAACAAATCCCATTGGTGATTGAGGAAATGGCTGAACTGACGCAAGCATTGACCAAGTATATGAGAATAAGGCAAAGCGGACAACCGGTAAGAAAAACAATGGACGAAGTTACAGACGGTATAAAAGAAGAATTATCGGACGTAATTGTAATGATGATACAGTTGCAATATTTATTTAACATTGACAATGACACAATAAACAAAATTGCGGACGAAAAATTAAAAAGAACGTTGAAATTAATGGAGGAACAAAAATGAAGTTTAGAACAAAGCCTTGTGAAATCGAGGCAATAAAATGGACAGGCGAAAATTTAACAGAGATTTTACAATTTGCACATGCACTTAGATTTAATATGTTAGGCGATGCACTTGTTATAGAAACCTTAGAGTGTTCTATGATGGCAAATATCGGCGATTATATCATTCGTGACTTGCATGGCGAATATTACCCGTGTAAGCCCGATGTGTTTCAGAAAAAGTATGAGCCGTGCGAATCAAAGAGGTGACGAAGATGCAAACATTGGATTGGAGTTGAGTGAAATAAAAAGAGGAATAATAGTTGAAAATCAAGGGGTGAAGTAATTATGTTAGTTCCTGCAATCCTATATAAGGAGCAGATTATAAGGGAGTTTCAAAAGCAGTTTTATACAGAGAATATGTTCCTTGAAACAGGAAGTTTTTATCAATGGTGTCCCAAAATATCTGAGAACCCTAATGAGGGACAGTTTGAGTATGCTATAGTAAAAGACTATAGAGTAGTTGGTTATATATCTTACAGTGTAGACTATTACTGTTCAAAGGTGTACAATATTGGACTTATGTCTTTTGATAAAGGTAATTACATAGTTGGCAAAGACGTATTTAATAAGATGGAAGAACTTGTTGAGATGTACCACAGAGTTGAGTGGAGAATGATTAGAGGTAATCCTGCGGAACGCAGTTATGATAAGTTCTGCAAAAAGCACAATGGTAAGAAACATATCTTAAAAGATGCGATAAAAGATAAATATGGTAATTATCGTGATGACGTTATTTATGAAATTGTTGGAGAAAAAATTCAACCAATATGAAATCGGCGAGGAATTTTATGAGGAGGAAAAGTGATGCAAGTAGAATTAAAAGTGAACGACAAAAGCGTTCAAGCTGAAATCAGCGAGGAACAGCTAAAAAAAATGGGATTATTTGAGCAGCTGAAAGAGTTGGGACTGGTTGAGGAACGAAGCCGAACAGGATATGAGAGGGTTGAAAAGGGTAGCACGTATTTTTATAATTATTCGTCAGACGACACGGATAATGATATAGACAAAAAAGATATGGTGGATCAAGAATATTACAATAACGCTAACTATTATAGCGACAAGATGATTGCCGAGAACAACGCAAGGGCAGACAGATTGCTTCGTCAGCTAAGACAGTGGCAGGCGTTAAACGACAAGTCTATTTCGGTAGAAGATTGGGAAGATCACGGCAAAAACAAGTGGTGTATCATATACGGTTATGGTCTTGAAAAATTGTATGTAGACTATTTTCATTGTATCCGATTGCATAATGTGATATATTTCACTACAAGAGAAAAAGCGGAGGAAGCCATCGAAGTATTCAGAGATGAATTGATATGGTATTTCGTTGAATACCAACAACGCCTTGACGAAGAATAAGCAATAAGCGAAACGGGGGAGTGAAAGCATGACGACAAAAGAATGGTTACAGAGAGGAATTGAGATTGAAGAAGAAATTGCTGATTTGCAGGCGGTTAATCCGGTTGTATTTTTGGACGAAATAAATGTAGCGGTTTATGAACAAAACATCAAAAACAGAATTGGCGAATTGTACAAAATAAAAAATGAAATTCTTCAAACTGTGAATCAAGTCGAAAGTGCTACACTCCGAAGACTGTTGATTAAGAGGTATATTCAAAATTTAACGTGGGAAAAGATTGCAGAACAGCTAAACTATTCATACAAACACGTTGTACATATTCTTCACCCAAAGGCACTATCTGCAATCAAAAGAGTTTTAGAAAAAGATTAAGCCGGATTTTATTCCGGCTTCTTTTTTTTGTGCGAAATTTTATAAAAATCCATAAAACCATCATTATGTAATAGAATGTAACATTG